CGGCAGTTCATACCAACCGTTCTTTAATGATTTGACGTGTAGCTCAACTGTTGCACCGTCTTGCGTAGGCATCACCCTTGCTCCTGTTATGCGTTTATGCCGATGTTCCTGGTGTAGTCGTGCAAGCTGACGCTCCGCGATTACTCAGGACAAACCAATTAGTACTGTTCATCGCCATCAATTCGTGAATACATCCACCACTTGAAAGCAGGATCGTATTGCTATCTACGTAAGTTCCCACCTCTGTAGAACTTCCAATCGTGATGTCTGCACCAAGAGACGTTGAAGCGGACTCGATGTTGAATACAGAAGTAGTCTGGTCCTGGTTGATGACCTGTACCCGCATACCAGCTACGGGAGAAGGAAGGACTACCTTAATAACCGTAGTACCACCTATCAGGTTCATCGCTCCCGGAATCAACGGTGAGAGGTTTGTGGTGTGTGTTGCTACCGCGCTACCTGCATAAGCACCGCTTTCAAAGCTGACAACCCCACCACTCTCGACATCAATGGAACCTCCAGAAACTACGTTGAGGTCTCCACCAACTACCCATGTAGAGCCACCTATTGCACGATAGTTTAGTGTGTTGTAACCATCTGCCATTTTTACTTCATCTCCTTTAGGTGGGGAGCCGGAGCGGACTTAGAACCCGCTCCAGCCAGTTCCCCAGAGCTATGTGTGTTTACGCCGTTGTCGGACTCGCAACAATGACTCTACTTCCCGGCTGTACCGGGTTGTATAGCGGTGTCGCTGTAGTTGGCGCTGTCTCTGCTTCAAGCGGATTATACTGGATAGCGAAGACTGCTTCTATGTCTCCGATTGTACCAGAAGTCATCCCACCTTGCAGGTATCTGTCGTTGGGTTTACCAACGTCCAGTACCAAGCACCTACGGCTTGTACTATCTGCTGCCGCCGATGCTACCACAGCACCTCCAACTTCCAGACTCAAGAATGTCGCGGCAGTTGTCGCAGCTTCTTTTGCGAAGAAGTCTGTGGCCGCTTCATATCCTGTGGTAGCTGAGATGACCAGGAAGGCACAGCCTCCCCAACCAGCCATATCAACGACTCCCGGTGTTTCGGTTGTCGCAGCAGCAGTACCTGTGGTATCAGCCATCAGGTTCATTATGTTAATGTTGCTTGCTAATCTAGCCATGTCATCTCACCCCCTATGTCAGTGTAACGCGTGTGAAGGCCTCTTCAAGAACCGGGGCGCCCCCGACTCTCATCCTACCTATGAGGCCAATTTGATGTGTCGCTGCATACAGCTCGACCAGACGCTGCATCGTGAACGACATTTTATCTACGATGGTATACCCTCTACGGAAGTCACCCAGAATTCCAAGGTACAGACCTGTAGTGAATGTAGACGGCATGTACTCGGACTCAAAGAACGGGAATCCCAGAATTGTGCCGGGTGTCCCAAATGCGAGTCCGGGCTGAAGTAGATAAGTACCATTACCATCTTTGAGCTGCCTTATCTCCCTGATAACCGGTCGTGCGAATAACCATGTAGCGTTCTCACGATAGCCAGCGTTCAGGTTGGTAGTCTGTCCGATAAGGTTGTCAGCCTCGATGGTTGTATTCGTGTTGTCTGTCGAGTAGTCACGGGCTGTTGAGATACCAAGTGCAGAGGCTACCATAACACCCAACGGCTGTCCTGCACCGTTGCCTGTCAGGAACGCCTGCTCCTCAGTAATACCGAACACGTAACCGAACTGATCCGTTACAATGCTCTCTACTCCCATAGGGGAGTCATCAATCAGGTCCATTGAGATTCTTTCCAATTTCGCTGACTTGTGAGGAGCTATTGTAATCAGGTCAAAGTCCAGTGCAGTATCTTCGTTGACCGTGTTGATCTCGCCCTGCCATGTAGCGTCTTCGGGACGTGTACCCAGTCTTGGCAGAACCAGTGCTTCGGCTCTTCCAAGTGGACGAACCGAGGCAAGACCCCGCATGAATGAGCGGTTCCTTACAGCCTCGATCAGACTGGTAATGAACTCCTGATCCGGTACAAGGAAGCCTCCGGACGGGTCCAAATCACCCTGCAAGGCACGACCCTCAATCATATCAGGAGAATCGTTATGGGTATAACTCAGACTCCGGTTCTCAGCCGACTTACCGCTGAAGATCCAATCCTTCTGCATCTTCCGGGTGTCTCTGTCTTTAACAGGGTCTGATGGCGTAGGGTCTATGTCAGGTTCAACCAATTCATCCTGACGCCTTGCCTCCAGCTCCTGTTCACGTGCAATCCTCTCGTCCAGTGAATCGTGCTCATCCGATGTTCGCTCCCATACTTCTTTCTCTTCAGGAGTGAAGTCGCGGTTTTCCTCTTTCGACTTATCGTTGAGTTCCTTCATCACTTCCCAGAGCCTTGCGCGCTCTTCAATTAATTTATGCAAAGCTACTTCATTCCCTTCAACTGCTTATCTCTCAACACTGAATTGCGTTGAGCATGCACTTCGCTAAAGTCCTGCTGGACCGGCTCAGTGATACTATCGTCCTGCTGGACGACTACTTCTAATTTCCTCTGCTCGTAGTCACTCAAAACTGAGTGAGCACTTCTGGTAGTGACCTTTGTGTCCTCGTCGTACTGAGGAAACACTACCGGCCCTACATCGAATATCCTTTCAAACCGTGTAATTCTACGCAGCGGTTTGCTCTCTTCGTTCTGCTCTATCCACTGCTCTCCAGAGCCGTCAGAAGGTACAGTGAACCCGAAGGAATTACCGTCTATGTCTCCACGTCCTACACTTTCGAGTGTATCGCCTCTGGACTCTGGTAATTTCGGTATGTCATAGTGCATCCCTCTGGAATCTTCCCAGACAGACATCGTACCTGACTTTGTTCTGCCAAGCAGATAATTCGGGTCATGGTTCTGTAGTCCCCGTATATCTGAGGAAGCTATTGCCTGTTTGAAAGCACCTTCCTCTATCTCCTCAAAGAACGGCCCTATATCCGTTCGGATACGGTAGACCCCGGCCAACCCTGTGATCCCTTCAGGTTCGTCCTGGCTGTTCATCAGTACACGGCACTCTGTGTTATCTATTGACATTACTCTTCGTTCTATCTCCACTTCATTCACCTTCTTTTGTTAAAGTCCTGGCCTTATTAAACAGTCGCACCCCGAATGTGCTGGAGGGTGCCGGACAGTAGTATGTAAAGTCATGGTCTTACCCGCTGCTACCAGCGTTCCACCCTTTGCTATGAATGACCCTACCGTACCGACAACCCTCCCGGATAACTGATTACAGAATGGACAGTTTTCTCCTACAGTTGTCCATTTCAACGATGTAACACCTGCTCGGATATAAGACTGACGTATAGAAGCCTCGCCCATCTCTACAACTTCCTTCCGCGCCCATATATCCGCCTTAGTTTCCTCCCAGTGCGCTAGTTTGACCTCTAAGGCATCTGCCAGCTCTTCAGGAGGTGTTCTGTCTATCAAATCACTAATCTCCTTAGAAGCCATAAATCCGTACTGCTTCGCAACCCCTCCGGCTATTGTTCTGATCTCCTCTTCCAATTCAGGACTGAACATCAGGTCCTCTCCGAGTTCAGTTGAAGCGATCGAGTTCATTGACTTGGCATAATGAATAACTACCGGTGTTATGGTATCGCGAGTGAACTTTCGGAGCTTGCCGTACATATCATCCATAAATGCCTGAAAACTCCGCAGGTCTCGAAGCTCTTTTTCTATCCCTCGACGTAAATCAGCCACTTCTCGTTTAACTATAGGGTTAAAAGCGTCCTTAAAGAGCTGTATGAAGCTATTACGGGTCCGAACGCGCAGATTGATAGCCTGACTAGCCCTTTCTTCCTCACGGCCCTCAGACGCGCTCTCAGGAGGTAGGTCCTCTTCCGTACTGACGGCCTGTTGGCCTGCTGTACCCAGCGCAATGAAGTTCAACGGCACAAGGTGAACGTCTCCGCCTTCTATCGGATTTAAGTTCTCCCGTGCTCTGACTTCGTTGATCGAAGCTACACCCGTCTCTATCGCTGTACGGTTAGCGGCCCATCGATCCTCTGTGTTACCACGTAGAAGTGCATCAAGTAGAAACTCGGCAAAGAAGTTACTCTCACGTAACGGAATCAGTTTATTCTTTATCTGTGCCTCTGCCCGACGTGCCCACGGACGAACCGTGTCCACTACCCAGTCAGTATTCTGCTCCTCAATATTGGAGAACGTCGCTCTTTCAAGTTCATTGAGCTTATGCAGTGGTACACCATAGAATCTGGCTATTTCAGCTAAAGAGAACTTTGAGTGCGCTATAGCTTCTGCCTCTTCGCCTGTCATTGAAATGTTCTGCCACTCCAGACCGTCTTCGAGTACAGGAGTCTTCCCGGCGTTCTTAGTCCCTCCAAACACCCCTGCTAAAGACTTGCGTAATGACTCACGCTCTTCATTTGTCGTTAGTTTACCCGGCAACTTCCATGCACCCTTGAAAGAAGCCTGATTAGCAAACAACCGTCCTGAGAACTGCTCCTGTGCCATTTTCAGCCCGATAGTGTTGACTGCCATGACAATAGGACTCACTCCTACAAGTCCGTTAGTCATCGGCCCTCTTATATGCAGAACCTTATCGGGAGGAATCAATACAGGCGTACCACCAGCAGGTGTGTACTGATACGTTATCTTATTGTTGGAACGACCGACCTTCATGTTGTCAGCTATCAGCGGCCACATCTCTTTTACATTACCAATGTTGTCCTTAACTATCTGTGCATAGGAATTGTACCGCATAGCCAGAGACCCGAACATCATCTCCCAGAACTCAACCGCTGTATCATTACGGTTAGGCTGGTCATGCAGAATCGTCCACAACGGTTTGTCAGCGGCGATCTCTTTCCCACCGTCGGGAAGTCTCTCGTAGTACTTCAACGGCAGTGTCCCTGTCTGGCTCAACAACGTCCAGCAACGGAACACGGTAGATACCCGCATAGCAGTAGTAGGTGTAACCTCCATGCCTGCATCCGATAGAGCGGTCTGTGATATGAACCTCTCCCACCATTCCGAGTCTCTGGGACTCAACCCCGACTCTATCGAGAGGTTGCTATGTCGTTTCTCAAATATCAACGCCGTTCACCGCCTAATGCCAGTAAAAGTAAAATCCCTCCGGCTATCCCTGCGGCCACCCAGAACCCCAATAACACCCAGACACTGGATGTGACCATTACCAGACCGGAGTATCCCAGTATGTCTCTCTCTCCTATTCTATCCATGTTATCATTTCCTCACCTGTAGCAGCTCGGTCACTGTACACCGATCCCATATCTTCTCGCCGCATTATCCTCTCCAGTGACATGACCATTGAAACGAATGGATCTATCTTGCTGTGAGCGCTTGCCTTATCAGGTTTGACGTTTCCAACGGTGTTGGTAGCTACTACTACGTTATTGACAGCAAATCGAAGTATTGGATCTCCATTGTGTTGTATCCTTTTCGAGAGTAACCGCTCTTCAAATTCCTGCATAGGCGCAGCGTAAGACAAATGTCCCTGTCTCATTGGAACCGCCGTAAGTCCTTCTGCGTCAAGCTGTTGCGCTAACTGAGCACCCTGAAACTGTGTGTCAACATTAAAGTTCTTAAAGTCAAACTTTTCTACTATCTCTAAAATATCCGCTTTAACGGTTTCGTAGTCTACTACATCGCCTTCAGTAATTCTCAGGTGTCCATCCTGATACCACTTGAGATAAGAGTCCCTGTACTTGTTCTTCGTGTCCCGTAGTCGTGCCTCACAGCACCAGGTATATGGCAGAAACCTTATTACATCGTTATCGACAGGGAAGCCCAGTACGAACGAAGTGAAGTCAGAAACACTACCAATATCAAGCCCACCGTAGCACTCAAGACCAAGCATGTCCTCTTCCGTGTACTCTGCATAACACTCATCCCATTTCTTTATTGACACCCAGCGTGAGACTTGCTGTGTCCACTGGTTTAGCGCAAGGCGTCGGAAAGTATTCTCTTTGGCTACGTTGTGCTGCGCTTCTTCACATTCTTCGCGTAAGTTCTCAATTCTGACCGATACTCCCAAGTTCGGGTTGGCTTTGGCCCATACCTTCTCTGAAGTCCAGTCATCTTTCTCGCTGGCTTTATAAATAGTGGCTAGGAACGCTTCATCTGGTATAACCTTAGTTAGAACCTTCTCGGCGTAGTCGTGTATCTCCCAGGCTATCGATTCCGGGTCATAGATGCCTGCTGTAGTAATCATTATGAACAGCGGTTCGCGTCTGGACTTCTGCGACGTTTTCAGAGCATCGTACAGGTCACGCTTCTTCTGTACGTGCAACTCATCAAACAATACAACTGACGCGTTCAGCCCGTGCTTGGAATCTGCGTCTGCTGACAGAACCTCGTATACAGAGCCAGACGGTATGTGAGTGATGGAACGCTTGTATGTCTTACAGGCAGCTCTAAGGTCCGGGTCGTTCATAACCATGTATTTGGCAGGTTCAAATATCCTACCAGCCTGTTTTCTGTCTCCAGCGGCAGCATATACCTCTCCACGCTCCACACCATCGGCTATCAGGCAATAAAGCCCTAAAGCGGCAATTAACTCACTCTTGCCGTTCTTGCGGGGAACCTCCATGTACGCTCTGGTATACCTGCGCCTTGCATCGTCCACTGTACGGCCAAGAGAGTTACAATCTGGGCAGTTTATTGTTTTCGGGTCAAATGGTATGGCATCGCATGTTGTACACTTCACCCATTTACCATTAGGAGCAGAAGCATCACGCCTGCGCCACCCGAACAGACGTTTAACGAAATCTCTCTGCCACTGCTCCAACTCGAAAGGCTTACCGGCCCAGTCATCGGCAGTAAAACACAGATAGCCCTCAATAAACATCTGGGCATACTTTGCAGTCTCCCTGTCATACCAGAATGGGCTTTTAGGTTTAGATGCCAAAGATCTTCGCCTTGTCTTCCTTCGTGGGTTCCCGCTTCGCCTTCGAAGACAGAACACCCTTATGCCGTGCAGCTGGTGTTAACCCTAAATCGGCCATACCTACCCTGAATCGCTCAAATGAGTCGTACATTATCTTCACTTCTGGCCGCTTCTTCCCATACTCGTCTGTGAACCCCTTTTCGTCCAATATCATCTGGGCATGAATCCCGTTTGTGTAATCACTACATACTAACGCCAGTAGATGCCGGTCCAGATCCACCAGCAATGCTTTCTCGGCTATCTCGGCTATAATTGCCTCCCACATAGCCACCGCCTGCGCATCCAGCCAAGGAGGAGCTGTATCAGAGATCGCGTCCAAATCTGGGATGGATGGAATAGGTCTGCCACCCGGATTCTTCTCTAACTGCTTGGTTTCAGGTGATTTAACCCGACTCATGACCCACCCGCCCTTTTTTGAGAGAAAAAAGAAAGCACCGCTTGCAGTAGCGCGACAC